CTGGCTTACGCGACTAATCCCGCGTCTTCGGTCCAACGTGATGTTGAACCTGTCTGGCGAATCACAGAAGGATTGTCCTTACTATTAACCACAGCCTGGAGGTATTTGAAACGTCTCCCAGACAGACGTGACCTAAACCCACGTTCGGGTTTAAGCTTTGTCCAACGGATAGCGCCCTCACTTAATGTGTCAGTGAGGGGATTGAATCGGAAGTCGGAGTCAAACCGATCTTCTTCATTCGTGTCAAGATTCTCTTTGGCACGTAGCGAATCCCAGTAGTAGATGCACTGTGTTTTCACAGCGCGATCACGCGCATGAAGTTTGTAATATGGAAATTGAATCCCATATATACCCGTCGAATTGTACGAAAAAGGTACTTTCATAGTACAATTCCAAATAAAACGCGGGCTACATTCTTTAACATGCGTGTCCTCACACAGAGCCCAAGGAAGAAGAAAATCCTTCCGGGGTTGTGCAACCTTTATGCCAGAATAATCGGCAAAGTCAGGAGGTACTTGTAGAAGCGAGTCGTCTACTCGGAGGATTTCTGAGTAGAGATACCTGAGAGTAATATTGATCTCATGTTCTCGCCATCGCCGCAATAAACCGTTAATGGTTTTGTAAAGAAGTAAAACATACATTCTTCCTGTGAGTAACTGACATACACCTTCGGGTTGAAAAGGGCGTACATCAAAGCCGCAATAGCAATCGCTACCGCAGCTTTCCCTGAAATTCTCCCGTACGAACGTTTTGTCATCATTTAGTATAAAACCTATGTCAATGAAGATCTGACGGACATACGGATGCATACTAGATGGGTATATGAGATCATCTCCATATACACTCAGCATGCCTTCTGTTCCAGAGAGTTCCTTTATGGCTTTTAGAATACCATAAAAGAGCAAGGTCTGTAATTGGAAGGTAAAACCTATTCCCATAGTCATGAAGGAGGACATAGTTGTAACTGTATCCGCCGTTCTAACTTTTGAGATCCTTCCAAAGTTAGTGACGTGAAACCACTTCCGTGGCAACAGCATCATAACTAACCAAACAGCATATGAGTCACTAGCTGCAGTTAAATCCGCAGTCGCGTGAGTCCTCGTTTTAGAGAACAACTTGACTAATCTCTGGTGTTTCTTTTGGAGATGTCTGATGTCAAGTCCTATATGTGCAAGACGGTTCTGATAAAGTTTACCCAGACCATAAGTGTAAAAACCACCTATAATCGTATTGGGTAATATACTCCTTTTCGTCTTGTAACTCTTTGCTACATTCACCAGGGCCAGGGTATCACATTCCTCATAAGTCGGCTTCCCTTTCGGGCTGCACTGATCTAGAGAGTCAGACAACAGTTTGTCATCTGATAAATGGCGTTTAAACCATTCAATGTGATCACGTGTTCCAGTCAAAGGTCGGCTCAATTTCGAATCTAAATACGATTCCTTATTAGGGCAACCAACTGATGCACGCTTTCCGAATCTACATGCCTTGACATGTTCCTGTTCATCATAATCACCTAAGATTTTGGTAATTATGCTTCTCGCTTTTTGGATCACTAAAAATGCCCTGTGGGGCAAAGATCCAGAATGCGATGCAACACGGGTTTGGGTCGCCAAGAACTTCCGAGTAGTTAACTCTTCAAGCTCCTGGTCCGTGTACAGGTCATCTTTGAATCGGTACCTTTTAAACAGGTTCTTCATCTGTGCTTCTGCCTTAAAATAAGAGACAGGAGCCAGTGTCCGGGAGGGCCATTTTATACCCCGGAATTCCTGGATACCCTGGTCGAGAAGATACTCTTCCTCTCGCAGGAAATCAAAGCCCAAAGAAGATCTAAAATCCCTAGCCAAAGACTTCCAGACGTTTTTGTACATAACGTCCGTATCGAAGGACTTTGGTGTCCGCCTTACAGTCTTAATAACATTACTCATGGTGAGCTCCAAATGAGTTAAGAAAATGTACCAATGTGCAATAACGCTGGCTTTACGCCTGCGAACCAGTTCGCCAGAATGCTAAGAAATCAGCATCAAAGAGGGACTGAGCCGCATAACAGGTTAGAGCATCAATTTCAGCCTGAGACATCTCTGGGTGATCTGACAGCTCGATCCTTACATTGGGAAATTCTTGCTTTCCGGACGATAGTACTTTAGGCAGAGTAATGGTCATAGACCGTTTACCCCGGCCCCAGGTACCATCCGGGAGCAATGTTGGCTGTTTGGTTTTCACCGTAATACTCGGACGGGTGCGATAATCAGTAATCGCAGCATCGATAAGATGCAATCCATTCGAAATCATTAAGCCATCAGGCGTAAAAGAATGACTTACGCCACCTGTAGCGGAGCATGTTGCTCCGAGAAGTAAAGTAGAACTATTGAGTCCCATATTAAAATCCTTTAAAAGGTTTTAGCGCACGAGGGAGATTCCCCCATGCGAGTGCAAGACTATCAATGCTACGTACTACATTGAGAATCTCGTTATTGACCAACGGGATCGTTGGAACAGGAGAACCTATGATCCTAAGAAATTTGTCAGTATCACTCGTGTGTACAGAGTTAACACTAACGTATTCATAGTTACTTTGGAAACCTACAACTCTCGTCACGCGCCGTAAAGAACTATGTACGGAAACGGATGTTGAGATTTGTTCAATTGTAGGATGTGGCGTTATAGCATCTAGCCAGTTTCCAAAATCATAAATCCAGTCGACGACAAACGAAAAGGGTATCTTTTCCCAAACCAAATGAGCAATTCTGTTCGGACTAAGGCCGGTATCAGTCAAGTGCGAAAGCACATGATTAACAGGCCGAAAGTAAATCCGAGCACTCACATAGTCCTGTTGGACTGTGCTGATCTCAATTTGGACGGTGCCACCAAAAGCATTGGCAGTTGTCTTCGAGCTTGTCGACGTTGACAAACTCGACAATCGTCGCCCCTTAGAAAATATATGACTATCGAAGTTCATCTTTCGATTTACGAGATGTCGTATATCTTCAATATCAGACATTAGCGGTAGAATCCCATAACGGAGTTCTAACCATTTTTCACCAATGTACGATAGAGGGGTCTTACCTTTCGGATAAAATTTCGCTTTCCCAGGAGGCGGTTTACTTGCCAATCGGGCGAGTTTCTTCTTAAGAAAGGTAACGGGCGATACTAATAGGTTAAGAGTCTCGTTTAATTCAACGAGCATCAATCCCAAATCAGCATCGGGTTTTACGGCCTTAGAATAGGCCTGTTGCAAAGCAAGGTCTTTAACGTGCGCATCTAATACTGCTGACGAAACTAAATCAGCTGGAAGTGATGCGTAGAGACCAGCGATATTACCAGAAACTTCTCTGGCCATATACCACGTGTTCCCTATTTTTCCACGTACAGGAAGATATCCACCTGTGCATGAAGCAACAATACGACGAGCATCAATAGGATTCACAGCAAATTTTCCTGGATGCCAAGGTCCGGTCTTATTACAGAGCGTGACACGAGAGTCCCCAATATTCCTCAAGTTCGAGCTAACTAATACAGCAGTTAGCGGATATGAAGAATAAGGAGGCCCAATGAGCCACCATTCTCTTAGACTAACCCTCGGCATTTCAAGTCTATTTGTTTGTAAAATTCTATCAAACGCCATCGTAACCTCCTTCTTCTTACATAAGTTTTACACGGCCTAGTGCATGGCGCTACGCATGCGTTAGCTTACACTACAGATTCTTATCAAAATTGTCCTCTTGCCGCATTATTTTCTGCGCGCTGGATTCAAACTGATATGGATCTCATGTGACTAGCCAGACGGGACTACCCGCAACGACCGATACTTAAAGAAAAGGACCGTCGAAAGACGACCGTCTCCCC